TCTCAGGACTATTCGTCCATGGTAAACTTTGCCCGATGCAAGTGTCTCGGTGCAAACGTTCTACGTGGACCAAATCAGGTTCCCTGGGATGGCAAGCTACCCTACGACTATCAGCTTTGGATTGATAGTGATATTGTCTTCAATACAGAGGGCTTCTTCAGGCTTCTGGTAATGGATAAGGATATCGCCGCTGGTTGGTATGCAACTGAAGATGGTCACACCACGTCAGTAGCTCACTGGCTCTCCGAGGAAGAATTCCGAAAGAATCGTGGTGTTATGAATCATGAAACTGTTGAGTCAATGGCCAAGCGTAAGAAGCCCTTCACTGTGGACTATACCGGCTTTGGTTGGGTACTGATCAAGAAGGGAGTCTTTGAATCCCTCACATATCCCTGGTTTGCTCCTCAGATGCAGATCTTTGAATCTGGCGAGGTTCAGGATATGTGTGGTGAAGATGTATCCTTCTGCCTAGATGCAATCAAGGCAGGATTCCAGATCTGGTGCAATCCCGTCATTCGTGTTGGACATGAAAAGACCAGAGTTATCTGATCGCTTTGCGATTTATGTAGGAGAAACCCTACACTCAAATGATCTATCCTATGAGGAGATGGGAAATACTCTTCTCACTCTCGCAGAGGATTACTATCAGATGGGAGAACCAGACCCAAAAACCATTGAAGTTAAGATACTAGGAGAAGACTATGGCAAAGAGACAATCCCCAACGGGATCGAAGGAGATTCAGGAGCATCCGAAGACCTCTAGACAGGGGGAGGGTAAAAGTACTAAATATAGTGCAACCTCTCGCAACAAGGCACGAAAGCCTTATAGGGGACAAGGATGAATGATCGGGAAGCAAGTATTCACAAGTGGATTAAGAGAATCTCTAAGATTCGACCAGAACTAGGCAATCTCGCCACATGTCCCTTTGCTTCCACAGCAACCTTCAAGATTGTAGAAACAACTATTGACGATATCGAACCAATTGCGGATTTCGATGTCGTCATTTTTATTGTCGAAGACAAACTATCCCTTCACGACATCAATCAATGGGTTGATATATATAATAAAGTCTATCCGAAGCATATCTTCCTTGAGGACTGTAGGACATACGATACCTTTATAGGAGAGGTTCAGACCAACAATGGTCTCTACAATCTGGTCCTATGTCAGTCCAGAGAGAAGCTTAGAAGGGCTCGTGAGCAGTTAGCCACAACCGAGTACTATGACCACTGGAAGGATTCCTATCTTCAGGAGATTCTCGGAGAGGACTATGACCTTATGATACGGGATAGGAACCCCCATAAAAGTTCTGAGTACCTATAGAGTAGTAGAGGACTTATGGCAAGGTATCATGTAGATAGAGATGTGTCTTATATGAGGATGATGTGGGGCACTACGAGCCTTATAACTGATTATGTGGCTAGCGGCCCCGCCTTCGCTCTAGATAAGAAGTATAAATCCCAAGAAATGAAGCATAAACAGATTCGCAACGATGATGACTATGATGACTGGGAGTATGGAACAGAACCCGGCTATGGAAAATCTTGGTAGAAGATACTATAAATAATCAAAAATACATTATAGATGACGGTAAAAATTTCTAGGGGCTTTAAGGATTTTAGCCTATCATTCAAGAAACACCCAATTACCAATGATCTCATTGTTCTTACAAATGAGAGTGCAATTAAGAATGCCGTCATTAATTTAATTAGAACTAGAGTTGGGGAGAAATTCTTCAACTCTAGTATTGGAACAAACGTCAATAATTCTATCTTTGAACTACAGTCAGTTGCAATTGCGATTCAACTTGAGAATGAAATTAATCAGGTTCTTAAGAACTATGAGCCAAGAATTTTTGTAAACGATATAAGGATTATTTTTCCGGAGGATAGTAATGAGATTTCTATCAGTATCGACTACGATATTATAGGTATTCCTGCAACAACACAACAGCTAACTACCTTACTAAAACCCACTAGAGTATAATGGCCCTCACACAGTTTACAAATTTAGACTACGAACAGATAAAGAAATCTATTAAGGATTACCTGAGGGCAAGTAGCAACTTTAGTGACTATGATTTTGAGGGTTCAAACTTTTCAATTCTTGTAGATGTTCTTGCCTACAATACCTATATTACAGCATACAACACAAATGCTGTTGTAAATGAGGTATTTCTAGACAGCGCAATTCTTCGGGAGAATGTAGTTTCTCTCGCAAGAAATATTGGATACGTTCCAAAGTCTGTAAATGCATCAAGAATGATTGTTACGATCAATGTAATTCTTCCAGACAATGTAAATCCTCCTACGATTAAGTTAAAGGCTGGTTTAATTGCAACTGCAACTACCAACGATGTAAGCTATGTCTTTTCAAT